TGTTACCGCACCACCCTGACCTAACTTTATCATTGTAGCCTGTTCGACTGATTTCATTAGTTCATCATTCGGGATAACCTTTGAGCCTTTAGGTAGATTTATGATTGATTCCGTCGCAGGTGTAAGGTATTTCTTCCCTGATGGCTCGATGACTAATTCCTGACCTCTTTCAGACACAACGGCTAACCCACCAGGCGCTGAATTAGTACCCTTTGCGAATTGTGGCAATGGAGCTGCTGCCGCCCTTGCTAAGTTGGCTAATCCGATTGCCCCTGTAAATGCCGCCATTGCATAGTTTGCAGGTGGTGGAAATGACTTCAATGCGTTCAAAACCGCAACCGATGTTGATGTAATGATGTTAGCTATATCCGCCTCTTTGTCCGCGCGTGCTTTCTTCCTTGCTGCTGCGATTCTATCCCTATCAATCCGTTTGCGTTGCGCCTCTGTTTGTGCTTCTAACCTACGTTTATCCGCTTCCTGTTGTGCTTTAGATTTCCCGCTTAACTCAATCGCTTTTAGTTCTTTGTCATACGATGCGCTCAGGGCTTTATCTCTGTTTTCAATCTTTGCAATCTCAGAATCATACATAGCCGCCGCAATCGTTGACCATAGCTCAGCGGCCATCCGCACAAGTTCTGCAAGGGTTTCTAATCGTTTTACCTGTTTGTCGTATCGTTCCTGATCCGCTTTATCAATGTTATCAAAAAAGGTTTTTTGGTCACGCTCCCATTGACTGATTAAATCAAGTTCTTGATCGTATGCCTCCTTGTTTCGCCTGTGTTTCTCCTTTGCGGCCTTCTCCATTCGGGCGTATAAATCAGCGTCTGCCTTTTCGCTCATTTCGCGCCATTCGCGGTCTAATTGGGTTAATTCCATGAATTGTTGCTCAAAATCAAATCCTGAATCCGCTGTTTGCCCCGCTGCTGATTGCCCCGTCCGCCCGCCTCCGGTTGTACGACCACCTCCTGCACCCGCTGTACCGCCCTGATTTGATAAACTATTTGCAAATTGGTTAGCTGTCAATAACAATTGGCGCATCTGTTCTTTAGTTGCATCAATAGCTTTCTGAGTTGCTGTGATTTCATTCTGCACAAGCAAAAGAGGTGAATTAGCAACGGTCTGAACGCCCGAAGGTACACCCCCCGAATAAGTGCTAACCGTTTGCGGGCCTGCTGCCATGATTTGTTGCTGCTGTTTGCGTAAATTGTTAAGTTGGTTATACAACGTAGGCAATGAACTTGCAACTTCATCTGCTTGGGCCTGAAATGCTTTGTATATCGAATTGTTTATCAAGGCTTCATTGAGTGCATTATACGCATCCGCTGCTTTACCTGCCATGATAGCCTCATCGGATAAATTACCCAAATAGTCGGGGTATTGTTGCTGTAATTTATCCACCGCATCTTTTCGGGCTTGATATGAAGCCGTTACATCGGTTGCCAATGAATACAAGGCTTCCATTTGTGATATTTCCTTTGCCCCTGATTTCAATGCTTCATCAAATGCGTCCTTAACCTCTTTGGTTTTATCTGCCATCATTGCCATTCGGCCCGCTACAACGGTAATAACACCGATTGCAATAGTAAGTAGGTTAGTTGCACTAAATATGCTGCTACCAAATACGCTCAATGCTTTTGATGTGCTGCCTGTTTCCGCTTTTACCGCTTTGAATTGGTCAACAAGTATTGGTAAGTTATTAGACAAAGCTAAAATACCTGTACTTGCTGAATAAGTAAACGCAGGCATCTCACGCAGCACCTGACTAAGTGAATTAGTTGCCGTTGCGTAATTACCGACATTCCTTTGGAAACGCCCTGTGTTTGAATCCAATGTTTTCAATGCGGTATCAACAAGGTTGATTCGCTTTGCCAACTCAGCACCCATTGGTGACTTCCTGAGCGCCTCCGACATATTATCCCATTGACCCCTGAGCCTAATTAGTTGGGCGTTCATCTGCTTAACACTACCTTCAGTTGCAAGCATTTCTTTTGCTGCGTTTTTATTGGCCCTTGTGTTTTCTTCAATCTGAACCTTTAACAACGCCAACTCCTTACCCTGTTCTGAATTCGCAAACGCTAACTGTCTTTGAGCGGCCTCAAGTTTAGCTGTTTCCGATGCGGCCCGTTTTATCGTATCCGTTACCTCTTTTATCTTATCAGACCCTTGTAAGGCCGCATTGAACAACTTAACCGCATTGGCGTTGCCTTCAAATCGTTTGAGCAACTCAGATAGACCTTTGTCCATCTTTGCGACTTGGTCAAACGCCTCCTTACTGATTATATCATCAATCCTTTCCGCCATGTCTTTGGTTTAATTCGTTCTCAATATCTTTCTTTACCTGAGTTAGTACCTCATCCGAATGAACCTTATACCACATATCAAGATTGGCCTTTTGTAGCAAACGTCTAATTGCCATCATAAGTAGAATGCCTATGACAATCCCTATGACAATCCCGATTAAAATATATATAATACTACCCATGTTGTATTTTTTTTAGTTGTGCGTCACAATATGCCTTGTACCTGTTGATATAAATGCAGTATTGCAACAATGATAAATCCTTTTCGGAAATGTTGAACTTGAAAGCTTCGCTCATATCTACCAATGAGCCTATAAAATATTCCCTTGTATATCCACTACTCTTTTCCCCGTCCGATTTGTTCACTGATTCAAATTCCAAAATCAGTTTCTCTAACTTCCTAAAATCGTACTTGTAATTCGCTACAAAAATACGAAAAACATCATTTACATTTGAATAATTATATGGCTTTTTTGGTAGGTTGTATCCAAACTTATACAACTGCTCGTATAACCCCTCTGTTGGGTATAGCTTGAAGGTTTCAATGATACATTCAGCACTCACAACCCTATTTTGTGAAATAGCTATTTCCTTTATTTGCCGAATATGCCTAAGCAAGTCCTTACCCCCAACGGCTTCAATATATTGCTCATAAATGGCCTCAAATGCTGTTGCTATTTCTTCGTTTGTTGGCTTACCTGATATGATTAGCCCCTTGTAATCATTGTCACAGATGCAGTCAATGAATACAGATAAAGGAACGTCATTAATACGGTGTAATAATTTCGTAGCGCTCGACTCCTCTTTGGATGGTTGTTTGGAGTTCAGTAGCCCTAAACTTACCATCCTCTTCATCGTAATAAATGGCATGGTTAATACCTGAATCCATCGCGCGCTGTTTGGTTGTGTTATAGATTGCATCGTATTGTTGGTTTAATAGCTGCTTTTTTAACCTACATGGTATGCAGCCCGGATCGATTAACTGAGTCATAATCCTGTTTCTTTTTTGATGTATGTCACAAGGCCCGGATTGATTATTTCGTATTTCACATCCTCCTTATTATCCGTTGTAAGCCCGAATATTGTAGCACCGTATTTCCTCTTCAAATCAGGGGTTTTGCTATCAGTTGAAGTGATTTCATACATATTTGTGCTTTGTATATTCAACTTCATTGAATTCTGAAAACCGCCCTTATCGTAAAGGTCTGGATTGCCATAACCGGGTGATGGGTTCCGTTTGTTTTTCTTTGCTGCGTATGCCGCTGATGCATACTTCTTTAGCCGTTTCTTCTCCTTATCAAACCCATCCATCAACTGCTCTCGGTTCTTATCTATGATGTCCTCTTTGCGTTCAGATACAATGCTAATTGCTGCCCGTTTGACGTCTATTTTAGACCATCTGCGTTTTAGTTCTTGTATAGTCATAGGTTAAAAATAGTAGGGGCATTTCACCCCTACATTTGTTTTTTAGTCCATGTTTAAGACCTGAGCCTCAACACGTGTAGATTGTGTGCCTGTTCCAACACAAGCAATACGCAAATACATAACCCTACCCCAATTGGATAATACCGTTGGAGTTGGATTTAATGACCAAATGAAATAAGCAGGAGCAGCAGATGTAACCTGTAAGGTATCGCATTGAATACCTGTTTGTCCGGCTGTGCCATAGAAATTAACCCAATTCGTTCCATCCAATGACCCTTGTAAGATTGCCTTAAAGGTAGATGTGCCTGAAATATTGGTTGTTCTCAATGATACACGATAACGGCCGCTTTGGTTTGACTTAATGGCTGACAATTGGGATGTCAAATACGTAGTACCCGCATTCGTTACGGTGTCAAAATATGTATCTGAGCCGTAAAGGTATGGCAATTGTGCATTTGCTTTTTCAGTACAGGCCGTGAAGCATAACACAGCGATAATTGCGAAAATAAATTTTTTCATTTTTGTTCTTTGTTTTTGTTTTTTGTTATTGATTTTTTTCTTCTTTTGGTTCCGCCTTAACCGGATGGGTTTTGTCCCAAAGCAATTCCAATGTTTGAGAAGCAACCCCGTCATTTGCGGGGTGCTTCATAAACTTTTCTTTACTTTTGAACGTAGCAACCCAATCGAGATTGAAGGATACTTTGTCTATTCTGATTGTTTCCATACGTTAGCTTCTTGGTGTGGTAATTGATGTTCCTGCATGACCTAATACGCCCGCTGTTACTAAATCCGATACGTCACCAATTGTTATCTTGATAAGCGCGCCAGCTGTTCCAGGATAGTCTGTATCTGCTGCATCCAATTGGACGTTGAACGTCTTAGTAGCTGCTGCATAGGTTACGGATGTAACGGTAATTGCATTACCCGTTGCCACGTTTTGAGCGCTGTACAATGATGCCGTTGCTAATTCTGTGGAATAGGTGTCAGCAAGGTTTGTAGCCCCGCAGCCGTCATTGATTTGCAACTTAACCAAACCGCCTGCCGTCATTGCAGTATGTACAACGATTTCAGTATCTATCAATGAACTCAATTCATACAACAGATTCACGGATTTGTCAAATGAAACGATACCCCATGAGTTGTTGAACTCATCAGGATTCTGCATTGCAAAGGTGACGTAAAACTTAGAATCAGCTGCTCCGGTATTGAGTTTGAAGTTTGGCACGTCAATCATTTCCAATGTGAAGCCCTTAAACTTATTGTCAGCGGTTTTAACGCCGAGTAATACGTTGTTTTGGGTGTCCACATAGATAACATCAAACAAATCCTGTTTGTTATCCAATGAACTGATTTTTTGATGTAAACACGCACCGCCTTTGATGTACTCAAATGTGTATGAATATTTACCATTTCGGATTTTACGATTACCGCCGTAAGGTGTGGCTTCATAAACCCCCTCAGATGATTTATCTTCCATCCCCACGAATGTCTTAATGAGTTGGAAGCGGTCCGCTTGCACGTCCTCCGCTAACCCGTCCTGAACATTTGTAAGCATATCGGATATTTGAGCCGTTGTAAACTCATAACCTCTCGGCACAAGTAAAACGCCTTCGATAAGTCCGGGCGTGTAGTGGCATGAAGTGAATCCGGTATTGGATACACTTGCTATGCAGCTAAACGCGTTTAATGAATTTGGCATATTTTTTTTATTTTAATTGATTGTGTAAATGATTGTTGAATTAATTGTTTTGTTTGAAATCCTTATTTTTTGTTTGTATGACTGAAAGCTACTTGAACGGCTCACGATGTACTCATTATCTACGTCCTCAAGTGATTTGATTAGCCCGTTTATTACATGAGAATAACCCGGGTCTATTTGATTATTTGCTAAGTAATCAAACGCGGTTAGGTTGTACTCTGTTGACTGCACATTGCTTACCGCTGTGAACTTAGGAACCGCTAATGTAATCGGAGTTAGTTCATAGCTGTTCGACATCGCAGCCACAACCTTACCTGATTGAACCTTGAACCAAAAGCCCAAACGTGAGTCCGTTGTAACCCCGTCTTCAATCTTGACATATCCGACATACTCGCCATCCGCATAAGCAGATACGCTGAACGTATAAGGTTCGCCAACATAGGCTGTTACATCGGTTGCAAAGTTGCCATCACCTTTGTCAAGAAAATAATAAAATAATGGGGATATATTGTCCACATCAATCACTTCGCCTTCAAACTCGATTGTAATCTCATCGCCGGAATACGTTACATCAATGGTCGTAACTGCTGAGTAAAACAACAACTGAGGCAATGACGGCACAACCCATGATTGAAGTGTACACATATTCGGCAATACAGATAACTCAAGGTCTTTAATCCAAATGCCATCCACTACATCTGGCAAGATATACGCTATCTTACCACCGCCTGATTCTTCGCCCATGTGTAAGTCATCAACTTTTATATGAGGAACGCCCCTGCTATGATACTTCCTGAAGTAATTACTTGATTCAACAACGGCCATAAATTCCGCATAAATCGGGTAAAGAATAGGCAAGTAGTTTTGCGTGTAACGATCCTCGCTATACATTGAGTTCTCACTTTCGGTGCATATCAAGAATGTAAGCGATACATCAAGCGAATCCTTTCCGCTTACTTTTCTTTCATCAAATGAATAAATCAGGGCTATAAGCGGGTATTTAACTTCCTTATTTCCTTCCGATTTATCCTTCGAAGCAAGCCGTTGACGGATGTGATTATAAGACCCATACAAGAACTGAACATCACGCCCTAATTCAGTGCGAAGATTTGCGCTGACATCCTGCACTATCTTTTCAAATAGCGAAGGAATAGAAACGGGTAATTGTTCGTATGTATGTGCCATTATATACCGATGTAGTTTTGTTTGATAAAGAACCTTTCGGGCTGATTGCCTGTAAATCCTGCGTAATCGGGATAGTCCGCCTTGTTTTGATAAATAAAATCATCAAGAATTCTATTTAGCTCAACCATGCGATTCCATGCCCTTACAGATGTCTTTACGATACTTACAGGTGTCGCATTTTCAGGAAGTTGGCGTATAACACCAACCCCTGAGTTATGCGATTTTAATCCTGTTAGAATCTTCGTAAAAACATAGTTAGCAATTGGGCTTTCTTTTTCCGAATTAGCTAACCCGCGCCACTTATTCAATAACCCATTTGAATCGGTGAATTCGGCACCCTTCCAGATTTTATACCAAATGCCGGACGTAGGGTTTGATGCAATGGCAGCGGTTAAGTCCTTTGCCATTTTATACCCTAAAAAATCAACAAGGTAGTTATCTTCATGGATTGCTGTCATCTCGATATAATACTGACCCTCAGACTTTGAATCGTCTGTATTTGGCAGTATGTTATCACCAACAAAATATGAGTTATCGATTATCGTAGCCATACGGATTTACTTTTTTACATGACCTTTTGCAATCAAGGTATCAGCAGTTTCAGCGTTCAAAGTGTATTTTTTACCCTCTTTGTATTTATCCTTCTTCCCTGTCCCTGTTACGGTGACAAAGCCTTCAGGCGCTTGTACTACTTCTTCCTTTTTTGCAGGTTCTTGTGTGTGTGTTGCTTTCGCCATACTATTTAAAATTAAGGTGTTTCAAGTGCTGCAATAGCGTTAGTGATGTTTGAAGCGTAAACAATAGCTGCTTTGTCGTTCTCTTTCACATAGTGAACAGCACGCATTTCACCTAAGATTGTAACTTGGTTTTTAGTGAAGTTATCGCTATTCAGACCGACGCTGATATTGAACTCTTCACGAATACCCAATGTACATTTCGATGGGTCAAGGATGTAGGCTTCATTAGCAGTAACACCATTGTTTTCTACAACCAACAGACCTGCAGATGTCATCAAACCACCCGGAATATCAGTAGCGTAACGGCCATTTTTATCCTTCACCATGCGAAGCAAAGCAACGTCATTTGGATTCATCAATGCAACCGTTGCGTTATAGTTTGATTTAGCTACCTGAGCCTTTGCAGTTACAAGGAAGTCAAAGATATTGGCGTTCTCAATCAAATCAGTAAATCCGGTTGTTGCATAAGCAGTTGCGTATGTTTCAATTCCTTTCAAGTTCGGGCTTGTACCGCTACCTGTTAAGATTTGCGAATCCAATTCTAACTCAACCAATTCGCGTAATTCATCATTGATGATTGACTGCAAGTAAGGCAAGTCGGCCAATGCCTGCTTAGTAACGGTTACATAAGAAGCAACGGTTTCAACAGGTAATTTGCGCTCAACCAAATTGAAGTCGGCTTGTGACTTAGCATTACCTTCTGTCTGCATACCTGCACCACCCTCTGGAGTTGCTTTGTCAAACCAACTGATATATTGGTCTGCAATCGGACGGGTTCTGATTAATTGACGCAAGAATGGCGCACGACGGGCAAATTGGCCCACATTTGGGTCCCATGAAGAAATCCCAACAAAGCCTCCTGAGTAGTTGCTTGAACTCATGTTGGCTACGTCCTTGTTTACGATTGACATCTCAACCGATTGACCGGGCTTCCAATTCTTCAACTGCTCGATGTGCTGACCTAATTGTTTGCTTACTTGGTCTGCAAATGTTGGCTCTTTGTAGTCACGTTGTTTCATGGCCTGCAATTCCTCGATTGCAATACCTTGAGCCTTCAACGTTTCTGTTAAAGAATCCTGAACGGCTTTTGTTTCCGTTTTGATTGATTCGGTTAATGCTTCCATCTTTGAAGCAAATTCTTGATTGTTTATCATCCCGTTTAATTTATCGGTGACAAACTTTTGGGCCTGACCTGTGATTTCTGAAATCAGGGCTTTTTCTTGTTCGTTAAATTCCATTGTTTGTGATTTTTAATAGTTAAAAAAATTGTGCTTCACGAGCTTTGAATAGTCCACCTGATTGGCAGTTGCCGGATCGGTTTTGTCTGAATTGTCATCGACGGATTCAGGATATGTTATCGGGGTTGCATCGTTGCTTCCAAATAGCACCATACTACCCTCTTTAATTATTTTTGCCTCTTCAACGCCCCATAAGAACCCCGCTTCATCAACGGCTTCTTTGTTTACGATGTCGGGGTAAACTGAATCAAAATACACTTTATTTTCAGCGTATTCCCTATCGTTTGAATTGATACCTAAACGTAGTTTGACGTATTGCATCCTTACGCTGTTTTGTATCGGGCGTTTTTGTTCAATGATTTGTTTTGCCTGCTCATGTACTATCTTATCCATTTCAATCTCATAAACCAGCGCCTCAGTTGTTCCGTCGTAGTTCTTACCTAAAAACGCCCATGAAACAACCTTAACCATCGGCTTCACATCCGTAGGCCATGCGATTATACTGGTGGTTTTAAGTTCATGGTCCATGACGTAGAACAACTTGCCATCCTGCTCATTGACTGACTTTGACCAAATGCCGGGCCTGTGGACGTCACCATGTGAATCGTAGTAATTGATGGTATTGATTACGGGATAAACCGCAGTTGATTTCATCGGGAACGGCTGCCCCTTTTGGCTTACGGCGTCCTTCATCAATTCAAACGGCGCAAACTGACCTTTACTCTTCGATTCGTATATTGCCGCCTTCTTTATCGCTATTAACTTCGATTCGTTGGCCTTCAACTCCTTGAATAGTTCCGCCTTGTTTGTGAAGGTTTTGTTCAGTTCCGGTATAAATATTTTCATCTTCCTTTAGTATTTCTTTTTCAAGTTTAGCTCTCTTCAGGCGTATCACCCTCTCCGCTTCCTGTTTGGTTAGTATTTTCATAAATTTCGCTCATTTGGTATTTGTATCTGTTGCCGTCTGTGATAGGCTTTTGACCTATCATTTCAAGCATCTGATTGAATGTAATTGCATTAAGATTAAACTGCATTTCAGCGGCTTCTGTGATAGCTTTTATTCCCTTACCCTTCTCCTCATTGCTTTCTTGCATGACTTCTAAATGGTCATAGGTTTTCTTAATCAGAACCTTCGATACATCCACTTTCAGCAATTCCATTAGCTGCATGCAATATGATTCTGCCATAGGCATAACCGTATCTTGATACAATGACTTCCATGCGGTGTTTTGGTTGTTGAAAGTACTTCCTTCAAGTTGCAACAAGTCTTTCGGATAACCTAATCCCGTTGCGATGTCAAACACGGCACGTTTGTAGGTTTCATTCAGCCCTAATTCAGTTGCATTGAATGACATTGACTGCCATTGAAGGGCTGCATCTGTAATGATGATTTGGCTTTGATCCGGTTGGAATCCGTATGCATTTTTGAAGTCACGTTGTATTTCATCTCTTGCCTCAGTACTCATTGGCTCCCTGTCAAGTTCACCCGCTGCGGTGTTTGCCAATATACCTCTCGGGCCTCTATGCGTCATCATTTCGTTTTCCGCATTGTAGTACGAAATTAGAATTGATATTGGCTTACTTAGTGGCCCTAAAGGTGATTCAGGCAAATAAAAGTTATCAGTCGGTAATGTATTGGCCGTGAAGAAATAGACCTTATCAGGATTGATAACGGTATCAAATTGCCCGTATTTGAAAGTAAACCTATCAATCCAATCGCTGTTCTTTCTTACATTATACGGGTTCTTTCGGTCATCAATGACTATATCGCAAAACTGAGGCGGAAGTACCCACATCTCAGTCGGTGGAAATCCTATCGGCCCCTTAAAGATAACAGGGCAATACCCATAAGCACGGGTATAACCTACAACTTGGGCTTCAAATTGCGCCTGTGTTTGTAGCGTGTTTGGTTTCTTGATGATACTTTCGATTTCGGCATAGGCACCACGCACGGCCTTACCTGATTCGGGATTGACTATCTGAGTCAAGCCATTACCAAACGCCTCAACTTCATTATTGATTATTGTTGATACAACAGGGCATTCTTTCAATGCTTTTAGCACTCCATCCGGTGTTCCTGATTTCTCCCATTTGATAGCCCCGTTTAGCCAAAAGAATTCATAAGGCTTTGATATATCAATTACCCTGTTTTGCTGCTTAACAGCATCTTTCTTTTTGAACAGATTTGAAAAAAAATTAGCCAATATCCACTCTTTTAAATGGTTATTGGCTTCTAATTACTGAGCCTTGTTTTTATCAGTATGTTTTGTTTGTGTACCCCTTGCAGGACTTACACCTTATACTAATTTTAGTACCTTTAGCAAATTTGCCCTTCATAAGCAATTTATCACAAACTTTGCCTTTTAGTTTGCCATCTGTGATAGTTTGCTTACATCGAATTTCATCCAATACAGCAGATTCGCTATTAGTCACGCTGTAAAATTAAACAATCTTTTTTGAATTATGCAAATTTTTTATAAATGTTATTTTCATGAAGTGTCCGTTGTCCGAATATTTTATTTGGTAAACATCCGAATATGTTGTAAGCGCCCAATGTTTAACCTTATCATTGCATACCAATAATACCTCACATTCATTACCAATGCCGGACTGCTCAAACTCATGCAACTTTGCCCATACCTTATCACGGGCATATTGCTCATAAAACAAAGACCTTGCAGTACTTATTTGCATTCGGGATAAATATGCAATGTGTTACCATTTGTATCCATCTTCCAATAAATCGGGGTTAGATTGTATTGTGCTAATTCAGAGGCATTGAACCGCTTTTGTTCGGTGATAACCTGTCCATCCTTAACATTCTTACAGGTGTACTTATCGCCTCTTGTGCATGATAGCAGCCCGATAGCCATTATCGTTATCAAGTATTTCATTTTGCAAATATACATCATTTTCTATTTCTGTATGAAAATATAGCGTATCTAAGCGCATCCATAGCATGGTTAAATGCGTCCATTGGTTTGTTTGTCGGTTGCCCATCAACTTCGATAAATCGGTATTTCTTTTCCTCTTCAGCTATGTTCTTCGAGGACCTTGTGTAAGCGATGCGCTTTTGTTTAACGTGCAGAATGCCGGGCATTATTTCTTTCTTTTCGGCCATTACAGCGGACACCTTTAACCGCCTGAGTTGTAGCACATATTCTTTGTCATGGTCGCAGTACATGACCTGCCCTGACTTGTAGCCGTTCTCTGTTGCGTGTTCCTGAATAGCTGCCGGGCTTAACCCCGTAATGTAGGCGCATTCATGTACGATGTAATCCCACTCACCGCCCGGCTTCATTACATAAACCTTAACTAATGCAGTCGGGTCATTGGTGTATCCAAAGTCACAGCCCCAAATGACATTAGATACGTCCTCCATCTTAACCGAATCCACTACCCCGAAATGATAAACCGCACCCGACAAACGGCCCGTTAAGCCTCTGGCATAAACCTTCCATAATTCAGGGTCTTGTATGCGCTCAATTGAATCCCTAATGTCCTGTGGTAAGTATGAATTATGAACGTGCCATGACCTGATGACCTTAACAGATGGATATTCAGTTTTGTTCTCAATTATCCTTTCATGCACCCAAAACCGAAATGAAGGGTTGTAATCTAAATACGTCCTTACATAAGTCCTCATATTGGCCTCAAAGAAAAGCATATAGTCCACCCTTGTAGCCTCATTTAAGTACAAGATATGGCGTTTACCTCCTTTTGCTTGTTCAGCGTTCTCAAATGATTTAAACTCAATTATTGAGCCGTTCTTGAATGTATAAACCCTATCCGATTTGTTGAAGTCTTGAATACATCGTTTTACTAATGGGTTATTGCTTACCAATTCGGCCATGATACGCATGGTATCTTCTTTTAATTTCGGGACCGTATTACTAACCACCGTTATAACGTAGTTAGGGGCTGCCATTGCAATGGTAACAAGTACTTGCATAATGCAATACGATTTACCTGATGATGTACCGCCCTGATTGACTATGATTCGCTCAGTGGCAAATAAATTCGCATAATAAAGCGGATCGGGTTGTTTAACAAATGGGCTATGCGTCTGCTCCATCCGTATTATTTGGAAACTCAAGTTTTAATCCAACGGGAGCAATGATGTTAAGTTGTGCAACGTCTTTGCCTTCGGAGTCGGTGTTGGCAACGGGAGTAACAACCTTACCATAAGCCCGGTCTAAAAGTAACTCAGCGGCTTTTATGTCACCATCCAATGCCCGTTTCTTAACCGCTTCCAATATCTGCTCAGCGGTTTGTATCCCGTTCTTATCTTCGGTGGACATTATTTTTTTCATCAATTCTTTTAATGCTGGGATTTCTTTAGGCCGTCCGTTCGGGTTTCCTGATTGGCCTTTTTTGAACGGCGTCCCTTTACCGACTACGTTTTGTGGGTTTGGCATAAATGGACTGTTTTAGGACTGTTTCACTTTGAAATACAAAGCAAAGATAAACTATATTTCTCAAAACCAAACAAGCCCCTTTTATGGGGCCTGCTCAGAAATGATAAAACAACATGAAAACGGATCAGGGCAAAGGTAATTAATAAATCCAAATAATACAAATTAAATCCAATACCATTGCGATATAGATTAGGTAATTGATTCCGAGATAATACTTTCGTTTCATCTTCTTTTCATTGTGTTCGATTACCGGAACGGCTGCGAAAAGTAGCAGCAAGATAGTTAGGAGGAGTTTCATGTGATTATTGTTTTATTTTAATGGTCTGTTATGGCCTTGCGGATTATTGATTGGATTGGAATGGGTTAGTGGTTTAATTCTGGTAAGTACTGCCAATAATACACGGTATATTCATACGAACAAATTTATTTTGAGAATTCTTTGATTTTATTTTTTACCATTAACTTAATCTCTTCGACCCATTCGATGCGGACACGAAAAGCAATCGTTTTAGTTTGGTATGGAGCTTTTTTGCGACCAGAAAAGGGGCGTTTGCCCCCTCTCGTTTCTTTTTTATTATTCATTATGCTTCCCAAATTGGCAGTTCTTGTTTTTTTGAAATAGGGTTTATTGGTCTATTACATTTATGTTGAATCATTAGTTTATCAAATGCAATGCAAAACTGATTAAAATTTAATTCTTTATTAGATGTAGGGTCATTTTTAAAAGCTAAGAAAGCCATTGATTTTTGACCATTTGCGTAAGCGATTAATGTTTTTTGATAAGTTGTCATTTGTTTTTGTTTTTAAATCTGATACAAATATACGCCTTATTTTGAATTATGCAAACTTTTTTCAAAATTCTTTTAAAATATTTTGCGTCACCAAATACATATCCTCGAATGATCGGACGGTGTGGTATATCCCGCCTCCGTCACGAACCCATTGCATGAAGTCATGTTGGCTCTTTAGGTGCTTCTCATTCCGTTGCTTAGTTTCAATGTAAACGGCCCGCCCCTTATACATCCCATGCAGGTCTGCAAATCCCTTGTTTGTACTTGGGATGAAGCCGACACCGGGCCTGTATTTGCCCTCTGATGATATTCTCTTCAGTACATTTCCTGTGTAATACTCCCAAACGGCCTGACATAAGGCATTAAAGTTATTGGTATTAAACGCCTTCTTAGACACGCCCGGTATTCGTTCCACCAATGTAGGTACCCCGTTTTCGTCTGCTTTGTAAATGTCCTGTCTTTTCTTAATGACTTTTGTGGTCATAAGAGGCCATGATTTCTTAAAGAATCCGACCGGCATTTGTTGCTTTCGTCGCTCATTATAGAGGGCTTCGAATTCGGATTGGGTGATTAGGTTTATATCAGATTTGTACTGTTTTTTATCAGGAATTTCGCAATACTCTTTATATTGTTTTGTGTGCTCATATAAGGAGTCAATTTTAATCTTTTTATATATTTCAATCCATTCGCTTAAGTTAACAACAATGGTTTTAAATATCTCTACCCTATAGCTTTGTGAATTATCACTTATTCCCTTTAGCATTCCAGATAACCACTTTTTTGGTTCCCCGCCTGCACTTCTATAATCATCAAATAATTCCCGCAAATAAGGTACGATTGTTTCAATCGTGAATGACTCGTCTTTTAACAGCTCAATGGCTTTTTTTATACTCATATTATTTGATTTAAAATAATGTTTTTTGCATTAAGTAAGGTGCAATCCGTTTTTCAGCTAACTTGCAATACTCGGCGCTTATTTCGGATAATATCCAATTACGTTTTAGTATGTGTGCCATCTTTGCGGTTGTTCCACTTCCTCCAAAGCAATCGTAAACAATGTCATTTTCATTGCTCCAACTTCTTATGTGGTCTGCTGCTAATTGCTCAGGGAATACCGCAGGATGACCCGTATTATCGTTAAAAGATGTAACGTATTCCCAAATATTTTCTCTTGGCGAATGTTCTTTAACTTTATCTATTTTGCCATCAAATGAACTAAATCCAGCCCATTTATTTTTTTTATCAATTATTAAATTATGGGATTTAATACGATATTTACAAAAGACAAACATAAACTCAAAAATTTGAGTATATCGTTTTCCTGACAAAGATGAAGGAAAAGAACTGCTATTCTTTTTATAAATCATTGTATCATGCAGATTAAAACCACATTCCTTAAAATATAATGCTTGCTTAAAACTTGTCCCAGTTTCGCTCCTGTTAATTGTGGCATCTCCAACCACCCACACAACCACTCCACCTTCCTTTGTAACTCTAAATAATTCCTTTGCAATTTCTTCAAATGGGAATGAATAGCCGTTATATTTTCTCAGGTTGTCATACGGTGGTGAAGTAACCGTTAAGTCCACAAAATTATCAGGCATTCTTGCCATCGTTTCAAGACAGTTTTCGTTGTATATTTTATTCAGTTTTATACTCATATTATGATTTTTTATAACTTTACACTTTTTTGACAAATTTGACAAAAATTTGACATCAACAATGCCCTGTTTATAGGCGTTTCGGGCGAAAAGTGTCAAATTTTGACAAATTTTACATTTTTTATTTTTTTGACATTTTTTTTATTCATTTTATTTTTCAATTCCAATTTGTCAACTTTACACTTTACATTTTACATGACTGATTATCAACGATTTACATATTACTGCGTTTGACACTTTTGACAAATTTTACATTTTTACATTTTGTCAAGTTCTTTTTTCCAATTGTAAACCGTTTGCCGGCTTACCTCAAGTTGTGAGGCTACAGATGCCGTTTTTATCTTCGGATTTTTGCGGTACATGGCCTCAAATATTTCGAACGGAGTCCGGCCTTGATTGCTCTTTGATACCTCTTTTATTTGGGCTTCATCTCTGCTTGTTGACCTTATCTTTCGTGACATGGATGTGAAGTACTCCGCCAACCTTTCAGCCCCTAAAACGGCCTGTTTTGATACCTCCCTGATATTTACATCCGTTTCGGTAACCGATGCATTCAGGAAGTGCAATAAAAGAGAAAAACGCGGGATATAAGATTTCATCTTAGGTAGCCCGCTTTTAGCGTATTCATTAATCTCGTCACTATTCTGTTGATGGGTTATCTTGTTAAATATCCGTATCCACTCCCGTTTGGCCTCCTGTGACCAATTACACAACATCGGGACCACTTCGCCTTCTAAGTCATATTCGACCAACTTTTCACGCACAATTTCATACATTGATACCACCGCCTCCTCATACCATTGGACGGTTACGGGGTCAATTTCATTCTCATTGTATTCATCCACCCGTAACTCAGGGAATGTGAGCAGCATCCTATCTACGAAACCGTTTTCTTTGTTTTCTTCGGTGTACATCGAGGCCAAAACGCCGGGCTGAATTCCACCCAGTACCGGGATGATGGGCAAATCCACAAAAGCGGACTTTGCCATTTTACGGTTAAATGCCACCGACTTACCGCTCCATGTACTGAGCCAAAACTCCAAATCAGAACCAGCCCTGTACTTGTTCATGTCCTTAAACCACCCGTTTAATTCATCCTTAAAAACCCCAACAGATACCTTTGATTCACCATGTAATTCGACAAGCGCCTCCAAAGTGATGTCATTGGCAATGAATTGGGATTTGGTAGGTTCTTTCGCTTCCTCTGTGTATTGCTTTTCATCTTTAGTTAATTTGCTGTATTCCTCAAACTTTTTCAATGCCTTAATATACCGCTTTACCTCCCTGCTGTTTTGCTTAAGCAGCGGGAATATAATACTATCAATGCTTGGGGTCTTACCGATTCCCGCCTGACCTACTACTGAAATCCAAACCGTTGCTATTTCGCTCCATCCTGTTTTTACCTTGATGCGCATACTATTACCCACAATAACCGATAACATCCAAAGCATTGAAGCGCCCATGTAATCAAAGCTATGGTTAAGGTACTTGTTGCATTGAATCATGTATTCCTGAATGGGTGCAGGAAACACATCCAACGGAAAAGCGACTTCGCTTAGGTCTTCGATTTCAGTTTTTAACTCAGGTACTTTTATTTCCTTTGTACGGCTCCCGAATCCGTCTTTGTATAGTTGTGATGCAGCGCGTGAGAAGTCCCCGTTATGGTGCTTGTAAGCGTATGCGCTAAAGGGGCTGATTAGTTTCTCATGTGGGTAAATCGTTCCGGTGCTGAATAGATACATACATCCCGAATTCTTATAAACGTACCCGCTATGTGGGCTTGTTGCACCATGCCGGCGGATGATGTATTTGTCGCTCAATTGCCTTACAATATCGAAGTCGGGGCCAATTATGTCGAAGATATCTGTTTTGTCGTTGAAGTCCTGCCACGGGGTTACGTCGGATTTTTCGTACTGCTTAATTGGCCTTTCGGTTTCAATCGGTCTGCTTTCATCGATATAATTGAACGTGGCGCAAATATTCCAAAGTATCTCCCTATCTTGTTTTGTAATCTCCTGAACATCATTATAACCCAATTGGCTTATCTGATTGTCATAGATAAACACATACCCGCCTACGCCTCTGGATTCAATAACGGCTTCGGTGTGGCCTTTTAGTTTGGCAATCTTAGTGTTACCCGCTACGAATTCACATCGGTACAGGATATGATACCCCTGATTGCGGGTTTTGACAACTACAAATTTGCGGTCAAAGTCATCAATGTTATCTGTTAAGTATGCGTATAGTTCATTCCAGAACGCCTGCTGTTCAGGGAGTGAGTTAAACACTTTCAAGTCAACGTCTATGACCTCAAGACCATTGAACCCGCATACAAGCCCGACTCCGACGGTGGCCTGCATTTCTTCACCGTCTTTCTTGATGTAGCCCCCTGCGTATTGATATTGTTTTTCAAACGCTGCTTTCTCAAGTGGTTTGTTTTGGCAAGGTTTCCATGCATAGTTAGGGCGTTTGTTTTCGCCAACCGTTATGAGGCTATACCCGCAGTCGAAGAGCCTATAACATCGGTCTAATGTTGGTTTATTCATTATTGAACAAACTCCTTGCCCACAATACAAGGTGACGGCCCCTACGTCATAGGGGTTTCCTGCATTGGGGCAAAGAGTTATATAGTAGTTTTGTAATCATCGCCGTCACACGATTATTGAAGTGCTAAGATAGGAATTCTTCAGGAATATTATTCATCAAATCTTTCAATTCTTTTGGAACAAGTATAATCCTGAAGTGTCTGATATACCACATGACAAAGGCCGTATCTGTTAAGTCATACAGATTGCAGCCCTTGTACTTGCAGTCAATTCTTATAGTGTGTTGCATTAAAATGGCAGGTCGTTTTCAATGGGTGCTTGTGCCGGTTGTTGCACTTGCGCTGGTCGTTGCACTTGTTGCAGTTGTTGCAGTTGTTGCATCGGCTGCGTTTGGTTATCACTTGCACCGCTTAATATGTCAACCTTCCATGCATCGAGTGAAGAAAAGTATTTAACCTCCCCACTTGGCGAAGTCCATGCCCGCCCTCTGAGATTGAAATGAACCCGCACCTGATTACCTATGCTGAACTTGTCTGCCAATTCGGTTTTGGCGTTTGCAAGTTGGAACTCATGCAGGTTTGCATATTCTGGTGCTTGGTCATCGATTACGAATTTTCGTACGCTGAATTTTTCTGATTTAGTTTCTGTTTGGCCAATGGATATAACACGGCCTTCGATTGTGTAATTGCTCATGGTTTATGATTGTTTAATTATGATTGTTTTTTATTCCCCACATTATCGGGGTTATTGTTGATAATATGCGACATTTTACGATTGCATCATTAGTTTCGGATACGGTCTGTAAAGCAATGCAGCTCCGGGAAATGGTGGTGTGATTCCCTTAGCGGGTTCAACGGGCGGGTGAAGTGCGTCCATCAATTTGAAGTAAATCAGGCCGAATCTGCGTTTAAGATATGGCTCCGTGTCGATTAAATCGTTTATCGTTTGAATGCTATACAATACGGTTGTGTGGTCGCGCCCTTCAAGCGTTTGACCGATTGCAGCAAAAGGCATTTCGGTAAATTTCTTCGCCAACTTGCAATAGATTTGGCGGGGTTCAACGTATTCCCGCTTTCTTGATTTGGATTGGATTTGTGCAACGGTTACGCCCCACTCTTCAGCGACGGCATTAAGTATGTATTCGAGTTTCTGTTCGTTTGTCATTGTGTTATTTTTTTGATGGTTACATATTGCCTTTTAATTTCTTACCGGTTACTGCAAGGTTTGATAGGTAGATAGATTCCATATTTAACTCTTGGCAATGAAGAGCCAATAGTTCAACCGTTTCTATTAATTGGTCATAAAGGATTTTATCTATAATTGCAAATTCGCCAGCCACGACACTATACTTTTCAGGCATTTCAAATGTCCATGTATTTTCTTTAAAATCTGCGGTTGCAGATACTCCAAATTGAGTTGGGATTGTTTTTTTTAGTTCCATTTTTATCATTGTTTTTAATTTGATTTTTAAAACAACCTCAAATAAGCCTTGATGAAGTCCTCAAGGTTGTTTGGGTTTGGGTCAGATATTAAAGGGGTTTCAATCTTTGCATCAATAGATACGACTTTGCCATTCTCATAATCGTAGTCAATGCTTAATCCGTCCTTTTCGTATCGGTTCGTAATGAATTTGCCATGTAGAAACGTCCACTTTACAGGGAACGCCCACTTCACAAACCCAAACTCATCCACCAACCTATCTTCAAGGCTTTTCGGGGTGGAGATTATTTCGGCCCATTGGTCTGTTTCTGAGTTGTATAGAGGCC